GCCTATACAAAGGGATTGCGTGAAGGATTCCTTTCACTCAATGATGTTCACGCTTACGAGGACATGGCACCAATTGAAAGTGGAGATCAATACCGCGTGCCACTGCAAAACATAGATTCAACAGATGCCAAAGATGTTGGCCTCAAGCTGCGTGCAGAGATTGCTGCAAGTCTTATTCAAGTTGGCTTTGACCCTGCGGCAGTTACTAAGGCAGTTGGCTTGCCTGACATGGCGCACACAGGATTGCCTTCAAGTCAGTTGCAACCAATCTCACAAATTGACCCAACAGACCCTGAAGCGGTCTATGAGGTTTGAAGATGAGTGAAGTGAACACAAACGGGGATGTTAAATCAGGGAGCAAAGTGAAAGAAAAAGAACGCCGTACATTTACGGTTAAAGATGTTGAAGCACGTCAGGCTGAAGATGGCACGATGCGCCTGCGCGGATACGCTGCAGTGTTTAATGATACAAGTGTGCCAATGCCCTTTAAAGAATCAATTGCACCTGGTGCCTTTCGCAAGACTCTAAGCGAATCACCAAATGTAGTTTTCTTGGTTAACCATGAAGGATTACCGCTTGCTGCGACCAAGAACGGCACCTTGACACTGACTGAAGATGACCGTGGGCTTTACATGGATGCAATTATTGCTGACACTACACAAGGCCGTGATCTTTACACATTAGTTGAACGCGGTGATGTTGACCAGATGAGTTTTGCCTTTCGTGTTATTCGTCAAAAGTGGAATGAAGATCGCACTGAGAGAACTTTGACGGAAATTAGTTTGGCAGATGGCGATGTTTCAGCCGTGACTTTTCCTGCTTACCCTACAACGTCCATTGAAGCTAGAGAGGCACTACGAATGGCAATCAACGCCGTAAAAGAAGGCCGTGAGATCACAGGCGAATCTTTGACAGTTCTGAACACAATCTTTCAAGACATGAGCGAAGGCCACGATTACATTATGAAGGCCGTTGAAATGATGGCGATGCTCACAGGTGCTGACCCAGAAGAGCCTGCAGTTGAAGAAGAACCTGCAGTTGAAGAAGTGCCTGTTGAGCCTGTAGTTACCGCAGCTCGTTCAATTTCATTGCGTTTAGCAAAGGCAATAATCAACAACACAAAATAAGTTTCTGTTGCATAAGTAACAGAATGAAGTCGGAGCGATTCCCACACCCTTGAAGCGCCGTGGAGAGCAACGCCACCACCTCAAAACACAAACAACTCATTGGAGAAACATGTCAAAGTCATATCTTGATGTTGCTCTTGAGCGCCGTGATGCAGTAAAGGTTGAAATGGATGCAGTTCTTGAGGCAGTAGCCGCAGAATCACGCACCGACCTTACTACAGAGGAAACCGAAAAGGTTGATGCTCTCGTTGAAGAGTCACGCGCACTAGATGCAAAGATTGAAAAATTCACAACACAGGCAGCAGCAGATGCAAAGGTTGCAGAAATGCGCTCATCTGTTGCAGCAGTAATTACACCAAAAGTGGGTGGCTCAATCATTACTAACGAGGCACGCACATACTCAGCACAAGCTGACGTTTCATTCGTAAAGGATGCGTACAACGCACAATTTAAAAATGATTTCGCAGCATCAGATCGTCTTGCACGCCACATGCGCGAAGAATCAATTGAGAACCGCGCAGTAGGAACATCAGCCTTTGATGGTCTTGTGGTTCCACAATACTTAACAGACCTTGCTGCACCTTTTGCACGCGCTGGTCGTCCATTCCTTGATGCTGCTACAAATCCTCACTCACTTCCTGCAAATGGAATGACATTGAACATCAGCCGCATGACAACAGGAACAACAACAGCGATTCAGGCAACAGAAAACTCAGCAGTATCTAACACAGATTCTGATGACACTCTCTTGACTATCAACGTTCGTACAATCGCAGGTCAGCAAGACCTATCACGCCAAGCAATTGAGCGCGGAACTGGAATTGATACATTCATTCTTCAGGACCTCATTCGTTCATGGCACACAACACTTGACAACCAGTGCCTCAACGGTGCCGGTACATCAGGCACAATTCTTGGACTTGCCTCTTCAGGTGGAAATGCAATCACTTACACATCAACTGCACCAACGGTTACACTTCTTTATCCTAAGTTGGCTGATGCGATTCAGCAGGTTCAGACAAACACATATCAGCAACCAACACACTGGATTATGCACCCACGCCGACTTGCTTATTTGTTAGCGGCAGTCGATGGCTCAAACAGACCACTAGTTGTGCCAAATGCACAAGGTCCAATGAACGCATACGCAGCAGGAGCAGGAGCATCCCAATACGGTAACTCAGGTTACTCATTGATGGGTCTGCCAATTGTCACTGATGCAAATGTTGTTACAAATCTTGGAGCAGCAACAAACCAAGATCAGATTTACTGCGTTGCAGCACCTGAAATGCACCTTTGGGAGCAGCCAGGCGCACCGTTTGCGTTGAACTTTGACCAAACAACTGCAGGCAGCCTAACAATCAAGGCAGTTGTGTATGGCTACGCAGCCTTTTCAGCTGGCCGTTACCCACTAGCAGCCTCAATTATTTCAGGCACTGGTTTGGTAGCGCCAACTTTCTAGACGAAAGTTAACAATTGTGTGGTCGGGTTAGTTCCCCCCGATTAGCCCGACCACACTTCTTAAAATAATCGGGGGATTATGAAAAGCGCACATAAAGTTTCTATTGGCTCATGCGACCCAGGTGAAGTCAATGGTGGTTTTGCTTTTAGCTTGATTCAACTGGTTCAATCACGGGCATCTAGACTTGGCCCATTTGTTCGAGTTCAAGGTTCAGGGCTTTTATCTAAATACCGCAATCGCGTTGTGAAACAATTTCTTGAAACCAAGTCTGATTGGCTATTGATGATTGATTCAGATCAGCAATTGCCAGTTCAATCATTTGATAAACTCATTCAATCAGCGCATGAGACAGAGCGCCCAATAATTGCTGGCCTATATTTTGCCAGTTTTGAAACAGGTCATCCTTACCCAAAACCTGTACCAACGATTTACCAAGACACCACTGAAGGCTTTTTGCCATTGCACAATTACAATAAAAATTCATTGTTTGAAGTTGATGCTGCCGGTACTGGATGTTTGCTCGTTCACCGCAGCGTTTTTGAAGCCATGCGTGATAAGTGCGATGCCAACCAAGGGAAAGATTGGGCTTGGTTTTGGGATGGACCCATTGACGGTGAATGGATTGGCGAGGATTTGCTTTTCTGCCGCCGTGTTCGTTCCCTTGGCTTTCCAATTCATGCGCACACAGGGGCAATTTTGCCTCACTACAAATCCTATTGGCTAGATGAACGGCAGCACGATTTATGGAACGCCTAAAAAAGATTTTGAAAAAGAAACCCTTGAAGAAGGAATCAGCAACTGCCATTCCGCAGCTTGAAAAGGCGATGCTGCCTAAAGTAGAAACGAGAGTAAAGCGTGGCAATCACTAACGGATATTGCACCCTCAATGATGTTAAGTCAGCCCTTAATCTTGAAGATGCGGCAGAAAACTCTGCAATTGAGATGGCCATTGCAACTGCCAGCCGTCAAATTGATGATTACTGCGGCAGATTCTTTTACACAGATGGCACTGGTGGTGCGCCAGCAACTCGTTATTACACACCAACAGACTGGTGGGATTTACCTGTTGACGATTTCACAAGCCTTACAGAGATTGCAACAGATGATCAATTCAATCAAACGTACACAACCATTTGGGAAACAACTGACAGAGTATTTGAACCAGTCAACAACCCTTCCCGTGGGTGGCCATTAACCCGTATTTTGGCAGTTGATTCTTATTTCTGGCCTCGCTTTATCCCGCAATCTGTTCGAATCAAGGGCATCTTTGGTTGGAGCGCAGTGCCGTTTGAAGTAAAGACTGCAGCAAAGATTCAGTCCTCACGCCTTTTCCTGCGTAATCAGTCACCGTTTGGTATTGCTGGCAACACTGATTTGGGAACAGTGCGCCTAGCAGCCAAGTTAGATGCTGACGTTGAGGCGCTACTTCGCCCACTACGCAAGAACAATGGCTTGGCCGTTTGATGCAGCCAACACTTGTACGCAAGGGCTTGAAGGCAAACCTTGAAGCAATCCCAGGCATGAGAATTTACGAGCTAATACCAACACCTGCCGTTGCACCTGCTGCAATCGTTGGCCAGTTGGACTTCACATTTGATTTAAACAATGCCCGTGGACTAGACCAGGCAAACCTTGACGTTGTGGTTCTGGTTCAGCGTTTTTCAGAACGATCAGGCCAGAACGATCTTGATAAGTATCTTGCAGGTTCTGGAGATTACTCAATCAAGGCAGCAATTGAATCTGATTTAACCCTGGGTGGAGCCTGCAGCACTTTGAGAGTGACTGCAGCTCAAGCAGGCACCTATTTATCAGGAGATATTGAGTTTCTTTCATACCGCTACAACCTCACAGTGTGGGGATAGGAGAACAAATGAACTACACAGTCACATCAGATGTATTCACCCCAAAAGAAAAAGGTGGGTCAATCACCGAAAAAGAATTGCTTGAACTAGGACTCAACATTGATGCCCTAGTTGCAAGTGGACACATCAAAAACAACGCAGCAATCAAACCAGCAGAGGAAGTAAAATAATGCCACGCATCGTTCTTACAGATGTTTCAGTCACAGTAAATGCAATTAACCTAAGCGAGTTTTTGACCAGCGTAACACTTACAACAAGTGTGGACGTGGTAGAAACTACAGGAATGTCAACTGCAGGAGCTAAAACTCGTCAGTCTGGATTGAAAGACAATTCAGTGACACTTGAATTTAACCAGGATTTTGCAGCAGCAGGTCCTGAAATAACAGTCAACGCAGTTGGCGCATCACTTCTTGGTACAACTGTTCCTATTGTAATCAAGCCAACATCAGGTGCAGTCAGTGCGACAAATCCCTCATACGCGTTCAATGCCGTTTGTTCAGAGTGGCAAAATCTTCAAGCTGGCGTGGGCGAATTGTCCACGATTTCTTGTTCATGGCCCATCACAGGCGCTATTACAAAAACAGTTGCATAAATGCCACGCCTTGTTCTCAATAACGCCTATGTGCTATTTGCAAGCAACGACATTTCGGAGTTTGTGACACAGATAGAATTGAAAACAAGCGTGGACATTATTGACACAACTCGAATTGGCTCGCAGTCAAGGACACGTCAGGCGGGCGTTTTTGATAATTCTGTCACGTTTCAATTCAATCAGGATTATGCAGACAATGCTCTTGAAGAACTCATAAACGGTACTTCAATGGCAACTACCACTGTTGGAACGACAGTTGCCATGCAGATCAGGCCAGTCAATGCCGCAGTAAGTGCAAGCAATCCCAAATACAGCTTCAACGCCGTTATCACCGAATGGCAATCGGTATCTGGTGAATTGGGTGCCTTGGCCACGGTTCAGGTTTCGTGGCCGATCTCAGGCAACATAACAAAATCAATCACATAAATATAAGGGGGAAAAGATGGACGGGTTATCAGTTAAAGTAAAAATGGTGGATGGCTTTGAGGCTTCATATAAATTAACGCCACGCATCATTGTTGCATTTGAACAGAACTTTGGCGCAGGTATGCCGAAACTATTGGGGGAGCAGCAAAAGGTAGAACACATTTTTTGGTTAGGGTGGAAAGCCCTGCAGACTAACGGCGTTGTGGTTAAAGTTTTTGGGCCTGAATTTTTAGACACCCTTGTAAGCGCAGAACTGGATGCTGATAGTTCTTTCGAATCCACCGCAACAGCCTGACCTACACGATTGCAGCCGTTGCGGTTGAGACAGGAATACCCGTCAGCGATTTGTTAGATGCACCTGAAGGAATCCTTGAAGCAATCACGATTTATATGAAGGAAAGAGCTAAATCAAATGGCTGATGAGATTATTGTTCTCACAGGTATAAAAGAAACACTTGATGCCTTGGCAAAGTTTGATAAAGCTGCAGTTGCACGTTTTAACAAGGTGATCAACGATGAACTCTCTGGCGCTTTGACAGAGGCTAGAGGCTTGATTCCCCAAGACCCGCCTATGAGTGGTTGGCGCAAGTCAGATGCACTCAATCCAACTGGCACGCGTGGCGGTAAGGGGTGGCCAGGCTGGGATGCAAGCAAAATTCAGGCTGGAATTACAAAGTCAAGAGCAGAACGCAGAGTTCGCAGTGATTACACAACAAGTGCTGGAGCGTTGAAAAACGCTTACTCATCAGGTGCAATTTTTGAAGTTGCAGGACGTAAGAAAACACGCGCAAGCACTAAGGCTGGTCAGAATTTCAAAGATGTCCTTGAAGAAAGATTTAAACCTGCTTCACGCCTTATTTGGCGTGTCGTGGATAAGGACCGCGCACGAATTGAGGCCAATGTTGCCCGCGCACTTGAAGAAGCAAAGGCAGAATTGCAAAAGAATTTAAACGGGAAGCAGGCTTAGAATATGGCATTAGGCGCAGTTGTCGCTCGTATCCTCACGCAGTATTCTGACAAAGGTTCCAAGGCTGCGGCAAAAGATATTGCAAAACTTGGCAAATCTTTTGACAATTTTGCAAAGAAATCAGCCAAGGCATTTGGTGTTGCAGCAGCAGCGGCGGCAGCCTTTGCAGTTAAAATTGGCAAGGATGCAGTTCAGGCTGCAATTGCAGATCAGAAATCTCAGGCTCTGCTCGCCAACTCTTTACGCAACACAGTTGGTGCAACTGATAGTCAAATTGCTAGTGTAGAAAAAAACATTACGGCCCTTCAAAAGCAATTTAAGGTAGTTGATGATGAGTTGAGGCCCGCGTTTGGTCGGTTGACTGCCGCATTTGGTTCAACCACAATGGCAAATCAGGCTATGCAGGTTGCTCTTGATGTTAGCGCCTTTGCAACTGTTGATTTAGCAACTGCAACAAATGCGATAATTAAGGCAAGCCAAGGTCAATTTACGGCACTAAAGAAACTTGTCCCTGGTATTGGCGCAGCAACATTGGCCACAAAAGACTTTGGCAAGATCACAGATAAGGTAACAAAGATTGTTGGCGGCGCTGCGGCCGTTCGTGCTGAAACCTTAGAATATAAATTGGCAGGTTTAAGAATTGCCTTTGGGGAAATTTTAGAAACTTTAGGGTATGCGCTTTTGCCAGTCCTTCAGACGTTTGCAACGACCATCACTACACGCATATTGCCCGCACTTGAGGCTTTTGTTGCCGCTAATCAAGAAAAGTTGGCAGCATCATTTGCAGTTGCGGCAGAGTTTGCGGTGAAATTTCTTGATGTTGCAATTAAATTTGGTGATTGGGTGGTTAACAACACTGGAGCTGTAAAAACTATTGCAGCACTTATTGCGGGCATGTTCGTTATCAATAGTGTTGCAGTATTTATTGCATCACTTGCAACAATCTCCGCTGCACTTGTTGCACTACGCGCCCTTGCAACGACCACTGCAATTGCATTGTCATTTGGAACAGGTGGTTCGTCTGCTATTGCTGGTGCAGTAGGGGCTGCGGCAATTGTTGCAGCAGTTGGTGGTTCATACGCGGTGAACAAATATGGTGAATCATTACGCAAGGCACCTGATACAAAAACAAACCGAAGAGGCTTTGTTCCACGCGGTAATGAAAACAACCGCGATTTTAGTGTTACACCTGTAACAAGTGCGCTTGACAAATTTACAACAGGTTTGAACGATGCGACAAAGGCAATGAAAGACAAAGCAATCAATGAGGCGGCTGCAAAGAAAAACCTTGCACGCCAGGCAACTCTTTCAGGCTCATCAACAATTGCAATTGGCGCAAGCGGTTCTAAATCCTTTGGCAACAGAGGAATGAACGTGAGTGTCAATGTTGCGGGTTCAGTGACAACAGAGAACGATCTCATCACCGCAATCGCTGATGGACTAGAGCGCACATCACGCCGTAGTCTTGGTGGCACTAGATTCGCAACGGTCATAAAATAATGGCAGCATTTGACGGCATCACCTCGCCTGAAGTCACTGTTCAATTATTAAAGAGTGGCACATTCGTCACAGTTGACACTGCCGATGTGATCAGCATAAACATTAGGCGTGGTCGCACTCGACAAAATGAGCGCGACCAATGCGGCACATCATTTGTGGTTTTGAATAACACAAGCGGCATATATGACCCTGATGACACTGACCCTGCAAACCCTTATGTTGTGGGCGGTGTGAGCATCTTGCGTGATGGGTTAGATATGCGCGTTGTGGCGACAATTGGCGGCGTTTCCTACAATCTCTACTACGGCTTTTTGGAAACACTACGAGTTGACCAAGGCGAAGCGCCAGCAGTCACAATGACATTTGTTGACGGTATCGCCTACATTGCCGATGCGCAGGCACCGGCCCTTTCAGTTGCTGCCAATGCCGAAACTGCTGCCACTCGCGTTGGCCGTATGTTGGACATTGTTCAATGGCCATCAGGTGCCTCACGCTCACTAACAGGAACAGTGGGGATGCTTGCCACTGTTCAAAATCAATCTTGTATGGCAATGATTTACCAAGCAGTTGATTCAATTGCAGGGCGTTTCTATATCTCACGCGATAATGTTGCAACCCTTGTGCCTTTGGCTGATAAGTTCTCACGCCCAACACAGTTACTTTTTACCGATACAGGGGCAAGCAATACGGTTGGCTATATGGAATTGTTCACCAATCCTGGCACTTACTATGTGGTCAATCAAGCAGTAATCAATCGCACCAATACCACAAACCAATTCACTTCTTTGTATGAGCCAAGTGAGGCTGCATACGGCATTGCAAAGGCCGTTATTGATGCACCTGTTGCAACAGATTCCAACGCTCAAAATCTAGCTCTGTATGAGTCACGCAAATTGGCTGACCCTTTAACCTATGTTGAGCGCATTGACTTCAACGCCTTGGCACTTGCCACAAATGGTGCCTTGTATCCTGATTTTCTATCAACTGAATTAGGCGATCAGATAAGTGTTGTGCGATCAGGCAAGCAATTTAATCTAGTTGTTGAAGGTATGGCTTTCTCAATTGTGCAAAACAATTGGATGATGAGCTATACAACAAGTGCCATCAATCCTTACTCGATCACAATTTAGGGGGTAACAGATGCCATTATGTCCACAAATTACTAACACCCCTATTACCGTTGTTTTGAACTCAGACTTCACAGTGACTAGCGTGATTCCTGTTCTGCCTGCGACCACAACTCAGGTAAATACCGCCCTTGCAGATGCAACTGCAGCCCAAGCGGCTGCGGCATCTGCACTTGCTCAAGCAAACACGGCTTACACCGCCGCCATTGGTTCACTTCAGCCAAGTGCAAACACCATCGTCAATGCAAGCAATCAGATGACTGCCATAAACGGTGGCGGCATCACAGTCTTTTCGGGCGCATCGGCAACATCGGGTGCGCGTGTAGTTCTTAATTCAACAGGGCTTGCGGGTTTTAATTCATCAAGCACTGGCCCTGGCGATGGTGCAACCTTTTCAATCAGCGCATCAACGGGTGCAGCAGTATTTTCAGGCACCGTGACAGGTGCCAGCATTACGGCATCAACTATGAACATCGGTGGTAACGCCATCATTGATGCAAGCGGATTCTTGACGGCTACAGGTGCCACAATTACAGGCACAATCACGGCAACAAGCGGTTCATTTACTGGAACAATTACTTCAACAAACGGCACAATCGGTGGCTTTGCTATCACACCAACCTACATTGGCAACGCTGCCGCGACTTTTTACATCAACAGTTCAAATGGCAATGCGCAGTTCAACAATCTATTTATCAACGCTGCATCAGGAACTACAGGTATCACACTCAGCAATGGTGGCAATATCAGTATGAATGGTGGCGCTCTTAATATGGCCACCGGCAACATTAGCAGCGCGGGAACAGTTGGTGCTTCAACAATCACATCAAGTGGAACCATTACCGCAACTGGCAACATTGTCGCAAATGGCGATGTCAATCTGGGTGCTTCATCTGAACTTCGAGTTCCTTTTGCCTACAACACGACAACAAGCAACTCAGCAAACGTTTTTATCACCTCAACTGGTCAATTTCGCCGTTCTTCTTCATCTATACGTTACAAGGAAAACATTGTTGACATCAGCCATGTGCCTGAGTTAGACCCAAAGAAGCTGCTTGCAATCCCTGTTCGCGCCTTTATGTATAAACAAGGCTCAATTGAGGCAGGCGATGACAGAGAAGCAACACTTGTTCCTGGCCTTATTGCTGAAGAAGTAGATGCAATCTATCCGCTAGCCGCAGAGTATTCAGATGGGCGTGTTGAAAATATAAATGATCGCGCCATCTTGGTAAACCTTTTGGCACTGGTTCAAGACTTATACAAGGAAATTGCAACGCTCAAGGGGGAGTAATGGACAAAGAAGTTGACATCCAAGAAGTCTTAAAGAATATGCGCGAAACAATCGGCGCACTAGCTCAAGAAAATGCAGTTCTCAAAGCACAACTCACACAAGCCACTGACTAAGAACGGGAAACCGCGCACATGACCCCATCAAATTGGGCAGCACTTATTGTTTCAATCATTGCAATTGTCAGCGCCTTTGCAGGCTCTGTCAGGTGGTTGGTCAAGCATTACCTCATTGAACTTAAACCCAACTCAGGCTCAAGCCTGCGTGATGCGGTCAATCGACTTGAAGCGCAGATGCAGATTGTGCTTGATCTAGTGAGCAAGAAGTGAAGGCAACACCTGCGGCAGTGGCGGTGCTACGCCAGGCCACCGCCTTACGGCCACGGCGCAAGAAAGCATCTGATGGACTCTTGCCATCTGCAGCCCACCTTGTACAAAATTCAAAGTCTGATCACAACACTGGCCTTGCAGTTGACATTACACATGACCCTGCACACGGTATTGATGCCGCAGAAATCTTTGAGCAGTTCAAGAAAGACCGCAGAGTTTCCTATTTAATTTACAATGGCCAGATATGGTCACGCGCCAAGGCTGCACAAGGAAACCGCAAATATGATGGTTCAAATAAGCACATCAAGCACCTTCACATTTCAATTATTGAAGAGTTTGCAAACGATGACTCACCTTGGTTTTGGTGGATGAATCAACCTAACAAAGTGAACAAGTTAGTTGCAAAGACAATTCCACTTGCTAAAAAGCAAGCCTACAAAGAAAAGGATTGACAATGGAACAACTCAAGCAAATCGGCCTTACATGGTTTCGCGCAGCAGCAGCAGCAGCAATTGCACTTTATCTTGCAGGCGAAACTGATCTAAAAACTTTGGGAATGGCAGCCATTGCAGGTGCCGCAGGTCCAATTCTAAAATACCTAGATTCATCAGCTACAGAATTTGGCAAAGGCTCAAAGTAATCCACCCCTGATTTGGAGCAAAACACATGGCAGCAGGCACACTAGATTTCACGATTGAACAAGGGGCAACTTTCAACCTTCTCTTGACGTGGGAAATCAACAATGTTTTGGTCAATTTAACTGGTTACACCGCACGCCTTGCAGCTCGCGTTGATGTTGAAGATACTGAAGTCATCCTTTCTTTAACAACTACCAATGGCGGCATCACTCTTGGCGGTGCCGCAGGCACAATCAGCCTTAATCAGACTGCAACACAAACTGCGCTATTGCCTGCCGGCACTTATGTTTATGATCTTGAATTGGTTGCAAGCAATGCAACAGTTACACGCTTGGTGCAGGGTGAGCTACTCATCAGCGCAGAGGTGACTCGATGAGTTCAGTCATTTATGTATCTTCAAGCACAACCGATGTTATTGCTGAAATTGCCTCAACTGCTGAAGTAATCATTTCAAACCTGCAAGGCCCACAAGGTGCATCAGGTCCTGCAGGTGCAACAGGTCCTGCAGGTTCAACAGGTGCAACAGGTGTAAGTGGCCCCGCAGGTGTCACAGGCCCAACAGGACCAACAGGTGTAGTAGGACCAACAGGTGTAGTAGGACCAACAGGTGTGACAGGTCCAATTGGTGTCACAGGTCCAACAGGTGTTGTTGGTGCTACAGGCCCGCAAGGTATTCAGGGAATCCAAGGCGCAGTTGGCGTTACAGGTCCAATCGGTGCAACAGGTCCACAAGGTATTCAAGGCGCGGTTGGCGTAACGGGCGCAGTCGGTGCAACGGGTGTAACAGGGCCACAAGGTATTCAAGGCGTGGTTGGTGTAAGTGGAGCGACAGGGCCTCAAGGCGTTGAAGGTCCAACAGGTGTAACAGGCCCAATCGGTGCAACAGGACCAACAGGTGCTGCCTCAACAGTTCCTGGCCCAACAGGTGTAACAGGCGGCGTTGGTGCAACGGGTGCTACAGGTCCAATTGGTGTTACAGGCCCAACAGGTCCTGCAGGTGCAACAGGTTCAACAGGTGCTACGGGTGCCGATGGTGGCAGTGCTAACTATTATGACTATCTTGCAGACACAACTGCAACATCAGGTGCGCCCGCAAATGGCGATATTCTTTGGAACAATGCAACACAGATTTCTGCAACACAAATCAACATTAGCCATATCAACTCAGATGGTGTTGACGTTGACATTTTCTTAGCTCTGATCAAAACAGGTGACGTGATCATTGTTCAAGATAAAAACCTGTCTGATAACTTTCAAAAGTTCACAGTATCTGCAACACCGACAATGCTCACAGGGTATATTACAGTTCCCGTTACGCTCACAACATCAGGTGGAACGGGAACAACTAACTTTGCAAACAATCACGCACTTATTGTGGCAATTGTTTCAACAGGTGTTGTGGGTCCAACAGGTCCTGTAGGTGCAACGGGCGCTACAGGGCCAATTGGTGCCACGGGCGTTACAGGTCCAACGGGTG